CGTTAAGTCTATCCAAACGCTTGCGACACAGTAATGCTTGAAGGTAGGAATAAAGAATCAGCTTCTACGCTGGGCTGGCGTCCCGACTGGTTTGGACTTCCTGATAATGCTTGGGGCGTAGAGTTAACCTCCGCTATAAAGCAGTTTCAGAGGGAATGGTGTCTTGTTGATGACGGGTTTTGCGGGAGCATGACGTTCCTCCGACTGCTGCTCTTTCATGAAACCGATATTTGTGAAGACCAGCCGGTTCAACAGGACATCTTTCCCGATGAATTAGAACAAGAGCCATCTGAGCACATCTTAGTTGGCGGTGAACGGGTTCCTATTAAATGGGCCACCGTTCTAACCCCAGATGAGCCGGGTGCCCTGAAACTTACAAAAGGCTTTTCTAAGCGTAAGCGAACTGGGAAGGGTGTCGTAGTACATTGGCCAGTTACGTATTCACCGCAGGCCACTATAAAAGTTTTAAACTCTCGTAAGGTGGGCACCCACTTTGAGATAGGGCCACCCATAGGCGAAGACGCTGTAGTTACCATCTACCAGTACTGCGACGTTTCTTATCGCGCATATCACGCTGTAAAGTGTAACGATTTCGTAGGCGTTGACATTTCTTCTCCTGTGTACGCTAAAAGCTCCGTACTAAACCGCCTTAAAAAGTTAGGACATTCAGACAGACCAACGTTGGCTGGGTATAAGATAAATGGTTGGACAGCGCCGGATATCGTTGGCTATCACGAGAATCAATTAAAGGCTCTTTATGCCCTTTTAGCGGCGTTGCACACACATGCTGGGATTGTACTTGAGGCCCCCGCCTACACAGGCGATCCAAAAAACATAAAACGTGCGCCAACGTGGGCTTTTATAAAAGACAATCCCGGTGTATACCACCATGCAGAAGTAGACCTTCCACGACGTAGAAAAGACGGGAAGCTTAGAGCTTCCGGCAAGTGGGACACCGCTGGGGTAGATTTAAAACTGGCTTGCGAAGAAGCGAAAACTCTTATTTAGGGGTTAATTATATGGACTACTCCAGCCTTGTGTTTAACCTTGTTGCGTTGATTACGTCCATTATGGCCGGTGTTTGGTTTTTAAGTACTCGTTTGGAGCGAGTTAGATTGCAGATTTTAGGACAGACACAAACTTTTACAGAAAAGTTTAAACATATAGAAACAGAAAGAACGCGACCGGCGCGCAGAAATATGGCATGAAGTAAATTCATTACGTGAGCGCATTGTAAAAATGGAAGTTAGGAGTTCTTAATCATGTTTGAATTACCAGAAAGTATTATGGAAGTGCCCGCATTGGGCAGTATTGTTATTATTGTGTGCGTTTGTGCACTTGCATCATACAGTTTGACTTGGTTATTGCGCGGTTTAGTCCCCTTCGCCAAACAGTGGCATTGGAAATTGCGCTTGGCCGCCGTGTTATCGGGAACATTAGTAGGCTTGATGGTTGCCGGTTACCCGTGGGGCATTGCTACAGGCCTTGCTTCGGGCGGGCTGACCACAAGTGTTGTAGCATTTGTTAAGAACAGACTTAAAAAGTCCTCGAAAGAGGGGTAGTAATGCTTGGCGAGCTTGGATTATCAGAGTGGGTTTTAGGCGGTGCCGGTATTCTTGCTATCATCGCTGCGGTGGCTATTCGGGCGTTCAAATCTGAGCGCGCAAAGCGTAAAGTAGCCGAGAAAACCGCTCATATACAGGCTGGCAAAGCAGAGGTGGAGGCAGAGGCTTCTAAGGGGCGTATTGAAGTTCTAGACGCTAAGAATGCGGCTTTAGAGAAAGCCGAGGACGACGCCGATAAAAAGAAAGCCGAATTAAAAGAAGTTGAGCGTGGGATAATTAACTCATCTTTAAAAGGACTTGCGGCTAAATGGAATAAGCACTTTAGCCGCAATAAGTCTGTCGAGGATTCTAATGATGAGGCATCTACTAATTAAAGCAGTTGCTTTTATGGTAGCAACGGCGCTCGTTCTAGGACCGCATATGGTCCTTGCTAACCCACCTTGTGAGGCTGCGTCCTCTTTACAAAAAGGCATGGAAGCTCCGTGCACGGGTCTTTTGCTGCCAGAGCCTCAAGCTCGCCAAGCGCTGCTTTGTTTAAGTGTAGACTTGCCGAAATTGCATATTGAGTTCGACAAGTTGAAATTAAAACTTTCTGTTGAAACACAGAGCTTTAAAGAGCTTGTTGCCGTTGAGCGTACTCGCGCAAATAAGCTACAGGCTCTTTTAGATGAAGCGATTACAATCCCTAAACTAGAAGTTGCGTGGTATGAAAGTCCATACTTTTGGGGCGTTGTGGGCGTTGTTGTTGGAAGCGCTTTAACGTTTGGCGCTGTATATGCTGCTACGGAGTTAGGCAAATGAGTTGGTTACGTAAAATAATTGGCGCTCCGGCAAACACTTCTTCAGATTTAGAAAAATCGCACAAGGGTAAAACGCCGCAACCCAAAAGCTGGCAGATTAATCCTGAAGATATCAACTACAGCGTACAGCCAGGATCCCCCGGTAGCCAGGTTCTCACAGAGACACATCCCGGTACGATGGGCATGGACTACAGCGCGCTTATGGCGGTGTCGCGTGTTCCAGTTATCGGGGCTATTATACAAACACGTATTCAACAAGTAGCAGAGTTCTGTGTTCCGCAACCGGATAGATATTCTGTTGGCTATCGTATTAGACTGCGAGATCCAAAAAAGAAAATGACGCGTGCTGCTGAAAGAGAAGCGCACGACATATCACGCATGATCGAAGAAGCTGGCGGCCATTTTGGTTACGGCGCTTTCGAGCCTACTATGCGGGCTTTAATGCGGGATTCGCTCGTTTATGATCAATGTAACTTTGAAGTTATTCGAGAGCGCGGCGGCAAAGTATGGGGGTTTGTGCCTGTAGATGCCATGACAATACGTAGAGCCGTGCTTAACGACAAAGAGAAGGCACAAGGGCGCATTGATTTTGACCACCCCCGGTATGTGCAAGTAGTAAATAACAAGGTTCAAAACGAGTACAAGCTAGATGAGATGGCTTGGGGCGTTAGGAGGCCAAGGACATGGCTAGGGGCTTCTGGCTACGGTTACCCAGAAATTGAGGAATTGGTTCGTGTCATAACAGACCTACTGAATGCCCAAACGTGGAATAGTGTAAACTTTACGAACGGTATAAATACCTCAACAATTTTAGCGCTCAAAAGTTCCATGACTGCCGATGTATTTAGAGCTTTTCAACGGCACGTAACATCTATGATGGCTGGTGTTAGGAATAGAAGCCGTATTCCCATTGTGCAGTTGAATCCAGATCTTAACGAAGATATCCGCACAGTTGATTTGTCACAAAGCGCAAAAGACATGGAGTATATGCAGTGGATTGGGTTTTTAGTTAAGATTGTTTGCGCTGTATACCTAATGGACCCGGCCGAACTTGGCTTTGTGTTTGGTACGGAGGGGCAATCAAATAGCCTCGTAGCACAAGGCCCCACAGAGCGCATTATCGCTTCAAAAGAGCGCGGACTTAGGCCCTTACTACGCGCCGTTGAATCGTGGATGAATCGCTATGTAATTTACGCGTACAACGACGATTTTTCGTTGGACTTCGTTGGTTTAGACACAATGACAGAGGAAAAGCGTACCCAGCTAGACCTTACGTCTTTGCGCGGTTTTAGAACAGTCAATGAGGTGCGCACAGAGCACGATTTGCCTAAGTTAGACTCTCCTGTGGCGGACATGATTCTTGACCCCACATATATACAGCAAGTCACAGCCTTGTTGCAGCAAGAGCAGCAAGAAGAAATGGGCGGCATGCCTGGTGCCGAACCAGGGCAAGAAGAGGGCGGTGGCTTACCCGAAGGTATGGATGAAGCCCAAGAAGGGGATACCTATGCCGACTACCCTGGTATGGGCGAACCTATGTTTGGTAATAACATAGATGAAGTTACCCAAGCAGCAGCGGGGGCTACTGAAAAAGCCATTAAAGACGGCCGCATTTCTGTGGAAGGAACTCTTACAGGTAAGCGCAGGACAGTTTTTACTAAAGCTGGTGTACGGGCCTACATTATTGAGGTGGACTAGTGAAAATTGTAGTCCAAGAATCCCATTTAGGCGAGTTTGAAACCACCACGGAAGATGAGTTTGCTCGTAAACTTGAGCGCGGTATTGAACCCCGAAATTTTTTGGTGAAGTCGTGGTTATTGACAACCTGGCCCAAATTTTGGCGGGGGCATTTGAGGCCAGATTGACGGCCATGAAAAAAGATATAGTAAAAGCTGTAAAGGATGGCGGTATTTGAGCCTTTCAGACGCCATAAACGCGGCTACACGCGCAGTTGCAGAAGCTTTAGAAGCTTTTGGGCATAAGTATTGGGATATTGTAGTTCCCAACATGCGCAACACTGTAGACCCGTACTCTTTTGCAATGATCGTGTCTTCTATAATGTCAGAAGAAACAAACCCGGCCACTAGGGCCGCCATGCGAGATTACTCGTTTGATAAGTGGGTTGTTTTAGTAGATGACGCTGTAGATAGACGCCGTATAACACCAGAACCTGTACAACCTCCACACCCTCCGTCCATCAAAAAACCCACCCCACCTACTACTCGGTCTGGTGTAGTAGTTGGTGGTCCTACCCACACTACCGTAGGTGGACCCCCTATAGGGGGTCCACCTATACCCACGGCAGCTATAGGTAGTATTTCGCCCGGTGGAGCGGCTACGCCGCCAATACCCGCGCCGCCAACGTGGTTATTTACACGAGAACGGGAGGCTTGGATTCAAGCACGGGTTAGAGGTGCTGAATACGTGCGGGGATTAGGCAATTATTTAGACCATAGCGTCAAGAAATTAGTGACGGAATCTTGGAGTGGCGAGGACATAGTTGCCGAAGCCGACCAGGATTTGCGTTATGGCGCTAGAGAGTTGGTTCGCGTGGAAACAGCGGACGCTTTGGCACATGGCCGCAGTGCTAGGGAGTTAGCCCGTAAGCTTAGAAATGCCACGGAAGACTGGTCTAGGGACTGGGAACGCATAGCCAGGACAGAACTACAGGGGGCGTATAACGAGGGCCAGGTAATTACGGCCGTAAGAAACGATGGTGTTAAAGCCCGTATAGCGCGCGTCCCAGAATCTGATGCTTGCATTCATTGTCAGCGCCTATTTTTAGATGCAGATGGACGTCCAAAGATATTTACTGCCGAGGCTTTGGCGAATAACGGTACTAACGTGGGTAGAAAAGCATTTGCGTGGTTACCCACAGTATGGCCGGTGCATCCGAACTGCCGCTGTGATGTGCAGCATGTACCAGAAGGTTTAGACTTTGATAATAGGTGGCTTTTAACTACTGAGGCAGAGGCGGCCCGTTCGGTGGGCGCAGAGCCCGAAGGTTTGGACATTTTAGGCGTGGAGGTTGCGTAGTGGCTACTAAGAAGAAAGTTTCCGATGGGGCCAATATCGGCAAGGGTCTTACGACCCAGACAGTCATACCTATGTACTGGACTTTGACAAAAAGCCAAAAGGCCGATGTTGATAAGGCCATTGGGCGTTTTAGTAAGGCTATTAAAGAGGGCCGGGAGCCTAAGATCGATGAATAAGTCGATAGGCAGATTTAGCGCTTTAATGTCGGGGATTGCTGCGGCACCTAAGCCCGGATCTTTCACAGAGCTTGTAGAAAAAGCTGCTCGTGGCGAAATGCGCATGGGGCATAAGTATGAAATGCGCATTCCTATGGGCGTGGATGAAAACGGTAAGCCCAAATACAAATACATATACGCCAAACAACCACATTGGCGCGGCAAATTCATTCATGAAATGCTTGAGGAAGGGTCTTCTGTAAGACTTCCAGAGCCGGATGGTGTTGTACACATTGTTGGTGAGGACGAGAAAGGTAATATTCGTCTTAAAAAAGAATCTACAGGCGAAGAGATTACGGTAGATAAAGAAGAACTTTCAGGCCGTT